TTGATGATGATATTTTAATTGTATTATCAAAACAACAAGTATCAAACATAGAACCTATTGGAGTGAATAATGAAGAAGTGTTCACAGAACCTGGTAGATACTTTGATAAATTGGTGAGAAAAAAAGAAAAAGGTATTTATATCATATGAATCTACAAGAAAACATAAGAAGAATTTTATTTAAAATAATATGTGAGGGATAATGAAAGTTATCCCTTTTTTTATTATATTTGGTGTATGGAAACGACAGACATCAAAGTAGGTGACGAATTTAACCCTTTTGGGTTGGCATATTGGAGAAATTCTTCAAAACCTTATAGTATTGAAGAGTATAAAGGTTATCATCCAAACATTATGGAAATTACCAACACTCTAAAAATCACTAAAATTGAAGGTGATGCACTTATTTTTAATGATGGTGAGTATATTATTGACAAGAAATATTTTAATAAAACAAAAATATGACAACAGATAAAAACGGAAGAGACATCAAAGTAGGTGATTATGTTAAAGTAATTAACCGAATTACAGGTTCAGTAGAAGATTCAGGTAAGATTACCAAAATAGATGGTAAACAAGTTCATCTTGGTGTTGGTACTAATATTATCGGGATGGAAATTAGTAATGTTTATTTAAGTGACCAAATAGTTAAGTAATATGAGTTATTGGAAAAGTGAATTAGTAATTGATGGCGATTATATTTGGATTAATGTTGGATATTCTTGTCCATTACTTTCAAATAAAAGTAATTTCCAAAGTATTTTAGCAACATCCGCTTATTTGTATAGTGGTAGATTTAATTAATAATAGATATGAAGAAATACAATTTAATAGTTCTCGCAGGTTATTCACATTGGACAGTTGCCGTATTTGCGGAAAAATTTCGTACAACAACTAATAATGGTGATAGTAGTGGTTTTTATTCATTTTTTGATGGGAATGAACTTGTTGCTTGTTACCCAATTGAAAAGACAATAATAACAGGTATAGAAGAAATGGAAGAGTAATATGAGAAAATTAATATTAGTAATCTTAGTGGGGATATTACTATCCTGTAATTGTGACCAAAAAGAATGGATGTATAAACGAGGGGATTTGGTAGAACAAAAACTTGTTAAAGGGTTGTTGGTCGTTAAAGATACTATAACTAAAAATAATGAACAATGTTATAAATTAGTGAATGGTACAGGTAGTCACCGAGTAATCGAAGAATACAAGTTATATAAAGTTGAACTATATGAAATACATTAATATGGGAAAATTATTATTAATCGGATTGTTCGGATTATTACTATCCTGCGATGATGGATTCAAACACGAAATTGGGGATGTAACAACTTATAAGTTATATAGTAACCGAGTATTGATATTGGATACTTTAACTAAAAACGGAAAACCTTACTATAAAATACAAGCCGAACCTGATTGTAATAGTTGTAAAGAAGCGTCAGAATTAGAATTAAATTAATTATGGAAATGGAAACATTAGAAGAATACTTAGAAAGAGGTACTGAAGGTATTATAGAACCTAACGTAAAGGCATTGGCTAAATCTTATATAAGGTATGGTGCTGAATGGCAAAAAGAGAGAATGTATAGTGAGGGCGATTTAAGAGAGGCGTTTAAACAATCAAGACAGGCACTCATCTTTGAAAAAGATATGCCACCTGTACATAATGAATTTGAGGATTGGTTTGAACAATTTAAAAAGAAATAGTGTGAGTAAACACGTATCACATAGAAAAATAACAACCCGTAATTCAAATGAAGATGAGGTTGTTATTTTCGAACAAAACCACTATAATGAATGGGCATACACGGTAATACAAGTTAATGGTAAAGAAGTTAATGATGGTGCTTGGGATTATCTTTCAAGTGCTTTAAAAGCAAGTGAGAAATATGGGAAAAACAATTGAAGAATGTCGTAAAAACTATAACGAAAAGAAATACCACATTCAATGTTTAGTTCCCGTTAATATGGGTGAATTTGATAGAGTTACTAGTAAATATATAACTGATGATGTGATTTATCGTAAATGGATTAGATGGACAGGTTATAGAACAGGAAGACAAGCACTCGACGCTATTAGAGATTTACGCAAACAAAATATGAAGAATTGGGGATATCCTTGGAAATTTAGAATTAAAATTGTGAAATAATGAGTGAGGACAAAGAATTTGTAACATACGTTCAATCATTAGCATTAAAAGAATTGGGTTTTGATGAACCTTGTTTTGCTTATTATGGTCTTAATAATGTTGAAGATAAATTATTTTTTGATATTGACCCTGATGATGGTGAACTAACTTCATTAAATCAGAATCAATTTTATCATAATAATTTAAGTGAAATTGGTAGAATTTCAGCTCCACTTAAACAACAAGTGTTTAGATGGTTTAGAGATAAACATCAATTGTTTTATACTATCGAAACTAACTGCTCACAACTTTCATTTGAGTGGGGTTTTGATTATACCATCTTTGATAAAGAAAATGATAAATGGACTTCAACTGAACCTCAAAATTGTCCTTCTGGTGAAACAACATATAAAACATATGATGAGGCTGAATCTGCTTGTATAGATAAACTAATAACAATTGTTAAATAATGAGTGAGGACAAAGAATTAAAAGAAGTTATCAGTGGTTGGTTAGATGATTATACGTGGAGTTTACGTAGTGCCGAGGTCAACTTCCAATTGGATAAAAATCCTGAAAAATATACTGAATCACAATTTAATATCAGAAGTAAAATTGCTGATATGATAATTTCCAAATGTAAAAGAGAATTTAAAAAAGAAAAATAAGATGTGGAAAATATTAATCATATTATTATTGGTTGCCTGTACTAAAACAGAAAAATACGAATGCGTCTGTTATTCAAATCAAACACCTGAAAATTATACAAAATATACAATACAGAATTCATATTCTGAATCTAAAAAATATTGCGACACATTAACTAATAATAATCAAAAATGTTATTTAACTAATTAAATGGAAAGACCTATTGAAAAAATATATTCGGAAGATGAGGTTAGAGAATTACTTATTAAAGGTTTAACACATAATGATGATAATCTTTGTGGGTCATTGGTTACGGTCCAAAAAGAAATAAGAACGGCAAACTTCAATGTTTGGTTTGAAGAAAATAAAAAGAAATAATGATAGCGAAATTATATAAAGAAGAAGAAAAAAAACTTAAAGTAATTAAAGAAATATAACCCAACCCCCAATGATAAGTTGGGGTTTTTTTATTATATTTGTAGAAACTAAAACAATATGGGACTATTAATTTTTATCGGAGTACTTCTAACGTTAATCAATATCGTTATGACTAAAGAACTAACTAACATCTTAAAAGATAGCAGGATTGATAACCCTTTCTTTTATAGAGTATGCCTAATCCCACCAATTGGGATAATAACATATATATTATCTATTATTGTGATAGTCACATCAGTTTTAATATTCACGGTTATGGATATTTGGTATAAATAAATTAAAGAAAAGATTATGGCGGTGATTGGAATTATTATGGTGGTATTATTATTTAGAGGTTTAATCTTTTTAGAAGAAAACAATTGAATTATGGATTATCCTGACAAATTTAAACAAGGGTTTATTAAACAGATTGAGAAAGAACTCAATAAATGTGATATTATATATAACCCAAACACAAAAGGTATTTGGTTTATTAACCGAGAAGAAAAATATTGGTACTTAGAATATAAAATAGAAAGTAACTATCTATGGTGGAGATATGAATTCTTCAAATCTTATACGACGTTGTTTTCTATGACTAGTGAGGTCTTTAATCAAGTAATCTCTGAGTGGGTGGAAGACACCCTAAATTGTAAGGTACTCTCAACAGGAATGCCTTATTACGTTAAAATAGAGATGGTGGAAGACACCCTAAATTGTAAGGTACTCAAAACATTAAAAGATACTCAAAATCGTCCTAAACGGTTGGAAGAGACCCTAAATTGTAAGGTACTCAAAACTAGGTATGAGCTACAAAACGATGGGATAAAGGTGGAACAGACCCTAAATTGTGAGGTACTCTCAACTCAAGGTATATTCACTACAAATCCACTACAGGTGCAAGACACACTAAATTGTAAGGCGCTCACAACGGGAATACAGAAAGTACTTCAAAATCTCAAGGTGGAACAGACCCTAAATTGTGAGGTACTTGAAACAGAGCGCAACTATAACCAACTATGCCTGCTGGTGGAACAGACCCTAAATTGTGAGGTACTCTCAACAGGAGAAGGTAAGGATACGATGGTGAAAGCGGTGGAAGATACCCTAAATTGTAAGGTAGACTCAACGTGGGTGTTAGCTGATGATTGTGAAGATGAGGTGGATGATACACTAAATTTAAAATAACGAGGGCAAATCTTACCCCTATTAAAATAACGAGGGCAAATCTTACCCCTATAATATAAACGAGAGTAATAATTACATCTGAAATGATATCATCAAAAGAAAAGGCATTAGAATTAATAGAAAAATTCAAAATTAATGATTATGATTGGGTTGCTCAAGGTAATGATTATGTTGTAAAACAACACGCTTCACTTGCGGTTGATGAGATATTAACAGAAGTGAATAGATTAGATAAAAAATATAATTTATTTTTAGTAGCAACTATACAATATTGGGAAGATGTTAAACAAGAAATCAAAAACGTAAAATTATGACTCAGGAACAAGCAAACGAATTAAACAGAGAACAAGCAATGGAAGTGGGGAAACAACTAGCATTCCCATTATCAACAGGTTCAGGTTATCCTAGCACAGGTATGACCAAAAGAGAATATATGGCAACACAACTAATGACAGGGTTAATGTCAAGTGGTTTCACACCTGAACTAGCAGTAGAACGAGCAATTACAGGAACCGAATTATTATTAATACAACTAAATAAAAAATAATGAGAAAATTATTAATAACTTTGGTTATAGGTCTGACAATAGTTAGTTGTGAAGAGTCTAATATTGTTAATAAAGATACTGGGGTTAGGTATGGAATAAATGGTTATCATTTACAAGAAATAACTCACGAGGGTTGTCAATATATTGGTCAGTTTGACAGTGATAAATCTGATTGGGGAACACATAAAGGAAATTGTAACAACCCAATACATAAATTAATAAAATGAAAACACCCAAAGAAGTATTAGATGAGTTTATCGTCGGAATGCCTGATGAAGATTGTATGAAAGGATTCATCATAAAAGCAATGGAAGAGTACGCCAAATTATATCACGAAGAACAATTAACTAAAAATTAAAAACAATGATTACACTAACAATAATTTCAATATTATATTCAATCTTCGGATTGATGAGGTTTAAAAAAATATATGGACATTATAACGTTTATGATGAAGATATGAAAGGGTGGACCTTGTTAGTCGCAATGACCACAATATACTCAAGTTTGATGGGAATCGTATTCATAGTAAAATACTTACCTTAACCATTATGACCCACCAATACCAAATACAACTTCTCCAAGAACTAGCCGAAAGACTAAAAAAGAAACAGGAGAATATTATTCATTTAGAATGGATATACGATAGAATGAAGAACGTTCATAACGAAAACGAGAACTATGATTATATGATTAAGTTTCGTGAGATTATTGATGATTTAAATAATTAATATGAGAGAATATAATCATCCTGATTTTGACCACACCTTTATGATAAAAGATATTGGTCCATTTGACATTGAGATTGATGGTATTAGAGTTAATAGAAGTGAATGTGATTGGATGGTTATGATGGCAAATCATTCAGGAAGTCCAACAGTTACTATGGAAGATTTAACTAAACCATTTTTACAAACAATAATAAATTTAAAGAAATGAAAACAGAACAACTAATTAGAGAAAAGTATGATGAAATGTTAGAACATACTAAATTGTTAATGGATAAAGTTCGTAACCCTGACAAATATGAGGATGTTAATATTGACAACATACAAGAACATATTAATAATGAAAATGGACAACACTCAATGAATGCGTTAATAGAATGGGTTTTGGATATTAAATAGGAGGGGTAATGAAAGTTATTAAAGTAGGTGACATACTGATACCTGACGACGAGTTTATATCGTACACAGGTACAAAAGAGTTCGAAGTACTCGAAGTAAAAGAATTCAAATCAACCCTATTCATAGGTGGTGAGGCTCTCGACATCACTATAGGCGGAATCGTTCCTGTGATTGGTTCCATCTACGGAGACTTTAGAGAATACAAGACAATGAAGACTTTAAACTATAAGGTCAACCCCCAACTTCAAGTAGAGAAAGGATGGAACCTCTACGGCAAGTACTGTAAGGCAATCTTCTTTACCTCTGAAGACGAAAAGAAGGAATGGACCAAACGATTCAACGAAATGAAGGTGAATCAGTACCTATTTATGGCACGACAATACGGATATGAAGGTTGATAATTAATATTGGGGGATAATGAAAGTTATCCCTTTTTTAATTATATTTGTAGAAACGATAATGATATGAGAAGAGAATTTAAATACAAGCCAATGTTCTCTGAGGGAACTAACGATAACTTTAAGATTTTCCACGAAATTAGAGAAGATTGTGCAGAAATATTAGGGGCCGAAAAATATCTTGAACCATTCACAGGTAAGAAATCAGGTCCACCATCCGATGAGGTAATGACAAAATACAACGAATACCTGATGAAATATACCAACGAAACAAATCAGGGGATATTAAGAACTTTACTAGTATTTGGTAAACCATATAAGAATCATCCAATAGTTAAGGAAACAATCAACATATTGGCAGATGAAATGAGAAAACTATCACCTAACGGTTTTATATAATATGAAACAACAACATATAGATAGAATCAAAAAAATGGTGACTGATGTCGGAATTAGAGAAACACTAAAACTATTAGGGGGAAATAAAGATATTATACAAAAAGTATATACGGATAACCCTATATCTTATCTTGATAATCTAAAACATAAACCCTATGTATATAATGCAACCGACAGAACACTGTTTAAAGTGACAGGTGATAGAACCTACAGTTTCGCTTGGTTTGACTTGGGACGTGACTACATTATTATTAATAATCATACGACTGAATATAAGTTCTACAAATCCATTATGGGATTAGATATGCGTCAAACGTGTGGTTTAATCAAAGATTGGTTAGATAAACACTATGACGGTTTTGTTGAGATTAAAAACCTAAAACCAATACCTGATACATATAATTAATATGAACCAACAACATATAGATAGAATCAAAAAAATGGTGAACGATGATGGTATCAGTCACACACTAAAACTATTCGGGGGAAATAAAGATATTATAAGAAAAGTATATACAGATAACCCCGAATCATATATAGATTATTTAATCGGTAATCTAATTCCTGTTAAAGATGTATACGGAAATACTCGGTGGACATACAGATACAAATCAAACATATTCACATATAATCAAGAAATATCCAATAAGATTTATATTGATGATTTTATATGGAACTACTTCTTCCTATATATTATGCAATTCGATAATACTAAAATAGAAAACCTATTCACTGAATGGTTATATAAACACTACCCAAAACTATCTCACCTAAAACCAAAAGTACGTTCAGATTACGAGGAATTAAAAAGATTAAGTAATTGGTAGTATGTAAGAATTCCTTACATACTTGTATAAGTTAATTATTTCTTAGTGGGGATTGGTCTATAACCAAGAATCATTTTCCCTCGATTTAAAGACGCCTTAGCTCGGTGGTTACCATCAACTATCTCATTATCAATATCGACAACCACGGGGGATAATTCAATACCATTATCTATATTATCCTCGTACTCCTCAACCATATCAGAATCGAAGTCCTCATTAAACTTTAAATCATTAGGGTCGAGGGTAATCAAATCCCACTTCTTACCATAACGTTTAATCACTCGGTGGTAATCATTAAAGTCCCAATCATTATCTAAATCATTGTGGTCTAATAAATTCCATATATGATAAGTAACATCTTTAGAACTATAATAATCATTCTTACCTTCAACTAATATAAAGTTCTTAAACTTATCAATACTATTACGCATCTCATTATTCATAATATACAATTTAAATATAAATATAGTAAAACCATAAATAGGATTAAACTATTCATTCCTAACTCCCGTTTCGTTCCACTCCACTACGTTATCCATTCATACTCTAATCCTATATATAGTTTTCCGTAGAATCCTGTTCAATATTTCATAGACTTCATTGTCACTGAACATACAAAGATAATGAACATTCCCCCCAATACTATTAAACCCCCAATCTTATTACAAGATTATAATGACAAAACTATTAACAGATTCGTCTTTTCCGTATATATAAATGTTCATTTTATTGTGAACGTTCACATATTGTGAACACAAGAACTTCCTGTATGAATGAATCATCTTAGTAAAGTATATGATGGGGATTATATGTATAAACATACTATTAACACCTTCGGTGGACTTTTATATGTTATCTAATATAATCCCACTAATTACCACTTTTCTTACAGGTTTATATATAATCTTTTATGACAGGGGTATATGACATTCCATCCTGACGGACCATTGAAGTGATATCCTAACGTCCTAAAGGACTATCAACCGCCTATGTACCATAACTATCATTATTAGCTGGGTTTTACCTATACCTAAATAACTGGACTTGTAGGGGTCTACAGAGGGGATTTTTTAACCCTTACACTATCAACGTGACCATATTTAGTGGTAATCGGTGGGAACATTCTTACTAAGAGTGGGGACCAAATACCCGTCAAGCGATTATCCCCATCGTCAAGCACACCTGACATTCTGACATAATCAAGTTTTTTAACATAAAAAGTTATTAACAATTCCCCCCTGACAGGTTGTCAGGTCCACATCCCCCAAGAAAGTTATCAACATTAATAGTGTTCATAACTCACATTAACTGTACCTCCTTCGTCGGACATCCTGTGCCATCAATAAAGTTATCAACTTGACATAATGTCAGGGGGATATATATTTAGTAATATGAATATATTAAATGACTTCAACATAGAGATAGAGAATGAATCCCCAATATATAGAGTGATATATACTAACGGGAACTACTCAGGGTCTTGTACATACGTAGAGACTATACCCCAATCTAAATTTCAATCAGGAAAGGTATACTTACTAACCCATTCAGATATGGGGGATGTAATAGAGTATATACATAAGAAAACCCCATTGACTTCAGAAGACTTCAATGAGGTACAGATGGGGATAAGAGAACACTCCCTTACCTGTCTAAACGATTATCATCAGGGTCAAGTTCAGTAACAATATGTTTACTCCACCACACACGGATTCTATAACCTTCAGGTAGACTCCTGATGATGGTGTCAAGTATAATGAACAACCCAACCATACAAGTCAGGACCAACCAAATAAAAAATAGTGTAATCATAATTAATTATACATTTATATATGGGGAAAATCAAATAAATGTTGTATCTTCATCATAGTACTCACAATCTAATACGTGTCAACTATGGGAACTTCTGAAATATCTTATTGGTCACTACACTACCACGTGTATGTTAAGGTGAAAAACAACTCACCACTAACTAATTGTAACCCTGACGCAATCAACTACTTCATAAACTTTATTAAAAATAATCCCCAACTATAACGTGGGGGTTATTTATTATGCGTATCTTAGCTATGTCACTTACGAGGAGTAGTTAAGACGGGCGGACTGATACCAATCAGTGTGGAGAGTTCTAAGGGAACCTGCTTACAACCCCCGAGTCACACCAAACTATAAGGCAGGTTGGAGTCTACTTGCTTCTCACCTTTAAGAGTAGTCGTCTGTGGTGTCACCCACAATACCTGTCATACAAAGATACAAATTATTATCACACCCCCAACATTAATACACCACTAAGTTATTAACAATCTATACACTGACATCCTGTCACCCCCATAAAGTTATCAACACCCCATTGTTAATAACCCACACTATGACACCCTGTCAGGTTGATAACTTAATTAGGATATGTCATTGTTCTGACATCACCCCCATACAAGACCATACACACAGGGAGGGGTAATTTGGTTTAAACAATCATTCAGGGGGGGATATACTCCCTACCACCCCCCTATACCCCTATACACCCCTCCCCCCTACGTATCCCCCCTCCCCTTCCTACCAATTTGGGGGTCCAAAAAGGGGGGATAATACTCTCGAGAAAGCGTACGACTAAAAATATTAAAAAAATTTCTAGAAAAATTTTGGAGGAAAAAGGTCCCCCTTATTGAACGTGGAAATGATATGTCTATTCAATGAACATATAATGGGGATATGTTTAAATTCTATGAAAAAATCGACATATATAAAAAGGGGGTAATACTGAAAAAAATTTCTGGTAAAATTTTGGGGAAAAAAGGGTGCTTATTCATAGGGGGGTATATTTATAATAAAAAACACATATGAAGAAAATTATAAGATTAACTGAGGGGGACTTGGTTAGAATGGTTAAAAGGATTGTTAATGAATCTGAAGATGAGGTATATGATGACGAAGGTGATATATCAGTTGAAGATTATCTTTCAGCAAGAAAGGAAGCTGATGGTGATTATACTGATACAATAAGAATTTTAATTAAAAAATTATTTCCTGAAGTTCAAGATAATATATTATATAGAATAACTCAAGATATTGATGAAGATGAAATAAATCAAGATTTGAATAATGAAATAAGTGAGTTAATGGATAAATTTAACAGAGAAAGGATATCGTGGACTGAACAAACCCCATATGTTAACAAACTAAGAAGAAATTATTTTAAAAAATACATATTAAATTTAGTAAAAAATAATAGATTATTCTAAATAAAGTCAAAAATAATATCATTAACCCCCATCTATTACAGGTGGGGTTTTTTGTATTAGATAATATTTATAATAAAAAGTATATATGAAAAAAGTAATAAGATTAACTGAGGGGGACTTGGTTAGAATAGTAAGAAGAATTGTTAAAGAAAGTTCGGATGATAATTATAATCATTTCCCTGATTATGAAAAACCATCGTATGATGAAGAAAAAGAATGGTTTGAAGATTTTATTAAAACAAAAGGATTTTTGGAGGCATCTGATAACATTCCAAATTTTGAGGAATTAATATCTGAACTTAAACCATTTGGTTGTGAAACGAGAAATGAATTAATTAATTGGACTCGAAATAAATCCGATAAAACTTTTTATAGTAATAGAAAGTTTTAAACTAACCCCCATCTATTACAGGTGGGGTTTTTTGTTTGTACTAATATTTATTACTATGAAGATTATATTAAATGAAGGTCAATTTAATTCTGTATTTAAGAAATACTTAGATAAAACGGATGCCGATGTAATTATTGGGTGGTTTGGTCCAGGTAGACTAAATGGTTATGATGAACGTATTATAACAGGATACGTTAAATTGTATATGGGTCGTGAGCGTATTGGTCCTTCAGGTGGTTTTCACTTTTCATACAAGTACGAAGACAATGAATTATCATTATATGGGATTGAACCTGATGTAAATGGAAAAATTTACCATAATTTTGGTAAAGTCTTCAAAGGATTCCCCACTGAATTACTAATTGAATATTTTAGTGAACAGATAAAAGATTACTTATATCAGAAAATAGAATCAAAATGAAAGTAATATTAAATGAGAGTAGATTAAAGTCAGTATTTTCTAATTTCTTAGAGAAATCAAATATTAACGTACAACTTTCGTTTTATGGAAGTAACCTAACTAATAATGGGTTGGAATATCAAGGGTTAGTTAAACTGAGTCAGAATCGTAATGACCTTGGTTTTTCAAATGGGTATATATTTTCATTTAAGAAAAAAGACAATGAATTAATATTGGTAAAAACAAGTCCTGACATAACTAAAATTGGGGGTATCTTTAAGGGATTCCCACCTGAATTAATGGTTGACTACTTTAGTGAACAGATAAAGGATTATATATATAAGAAAATAGAATCAAAATGAAAGTTATATTAACTGAGAGTAGATTAAAATCGGTATTTTCTAAATTCTTAGAGAAATCAAAAATTAACGTACAACTTTCGTATTATGGGAGTGATTTAGGAAATGATGGGTTGAGGTATAGAGGGTTAGTTAAACTGAGTCAGGGAGATACTCCGAGAAATATAGAAAGTATTGGTTTTTCATTTGGTTATATCTTTTCATATAAGAAAGTAGACAATGAATTAATATTGATAACTACAAGTCCTGACATAACTAAAATTGGGGGCATATTTAAGGGATTCCCACCTGAATTGTTACTTGAATACTTTAGTGACCTGATGAAGGATTATATATATAAGAAAGAATCATAATTAAAACCCTTCCTTCAACGGAGGGGTTTTTTATTTGACCTCATCATTTAATTTCTGTATAATTAAATAAAAAAGATTATGAGAGATTATGATGTTAATGAAACTGTGGAACAACCTGTTGAAATGAGAGGTTATGATAGAGGACCTGAAATGTTGGTTAATAGAGACCTTGAGTATAAACCTAAGAAACAGGATATACTTAAAGAATACGAGATTGGTATTCGATTTTTAAGTGTTGGGTGTGTTGTTAGTATAGGATGTAAGCAGATTCCCTTTAGAAGTGTGAAGGAAGCTATGGATAATATTAACAAGTATGTTGAGAACCCATATGAAGAAGGTAAGAAATGGAATAGTATCTTTGATGGTGAAGAATAACATTACCCAACTACCGATTAATTCTCGGTAGTTTAATTCCCCCATCTTTTATAGGTGGGGTTTTTTGTTTTATTTAATATTTATTACTATACAAATATGTTATGAACAGAAGTTATAGTAAAATTAAACACATACAAGAGTCTAACAAAATATTGGAGAACAGATTATTAAACGAACAATCAGTGATTGGTGCTCCTAATTATGGGATGATTGATACTGGAATACATAGTGAGGATTTGGTGGGTAAATTTTTAGGCTCAAGAGAAAAAATTGAGACTAAAGCTAAATTGTTATATAATCCGGTGAATCTTAATAAAAAAATGGCTTATCAAAATATGAAAGACAAAGAAGATGCTTTTTGTCATCAAACTGCAAGTGCATATGCGACAAGTTTATTTGGTGAAAGTATTTCATATATTATTGGACAAATGAATGAACTTAAAGGGGCTTTTAGAATATTTTTTAAAGGGGGTAAAAATACTCCTAAATACACAAAATTTAATAGTGGATATGAAATGGATACTAATAATAATAATCTTGGTATTAAGTTGGCAAAACAGTTTCCAAACAAAACTTTAGAGGATTATATGAGTTTAGTTCAAAAAAATATTAATAATGGTGTTTATTATAATAAATCAAACAAATATATGAAAACATAAATAAAAGTTATAGTAAGTAACAACCCCTCCCATTCTTAGAGTGGTTTTTTTTAATTAATTGATATTTATAAATAAAAATTATGAAAAAAGTGATAAGATTAACAGAATCCGATTTGATGAGGATTGTTAAACGAGTAATTAAAGAATCGGATGAACCAAGATTTGGTAATATAAACGTGGGAGCTATTAAGGATTTTAAGGCTGATTCAGAGGATGATGTTGATAATTTTTTAGAAAATGTTTTCCCAAACAAAGAAACTTATATTTCTGATTTCGACAATTTTTATCATAATGGTGGTGAATTATTCGCTAAGTTCTATAACGTATTGAAAGATAATTTAATTAATTTATATAAGAAAGATGCTGAGGAATATAAATGGTTTAAAGATGCTGATGAAATTGATTATTCAGAATTTGACCCTTGGGATTATTTAGACAATTGGTCGTGGAATACAAACAGACAAAATAAAGATATGTAATAATAATACCCCCCCTCTTAATCGGTGGGGTTTTTTGTTTATATTTGTTTTATGAAGAATAATATTAGAATAGGTTATGAGTTTATTGATGGTCGTTTGTTTTTGGATTTGGGAACAAATAATGAATCCATTGATTATAATGAGTCATTGTCAGTAATCTCGGGGGCTTTGGCTATGGTTATACGTATTGCTGGTGAGAAGGGTCATCAGACTGAGGGTGAGGTGATGAGGTCTGTGATTAATTATCTTGAATCTGAGTTCATTAACCCCGATTCCTTTAAGGATATAAAGGTTACTCGATGAATTGATTGGTTAGGGATAAAAAAGTAAGAAATTCTCTTATTTGCCGGTAGCCGGTTCCGACCTTCGGTCGTCCTTTTGTTTTCCCCCCGCCGCGATTTATTATTTTGGTATATATTTATGTTTATGAAGAAATTTATAATAACGGAAGAAGAAAAGAAACATATTTTAGGTTTATATGAAGGTATTGTTAAAACTGAAAGTGTTTGTACACCTGAAAATAAAGAAAAGTTTGATGATTTAGTAACTAACGTTTACCCCACTCAATTAAAAGTAGCCATTAAATGGTGGGAGGATTGGTTAAAGAGTCCTATTACTAAACAAAAATTTATTCAAAACAATCCGAATGAAAAAAATCCTGATAATGTCTTTTCAACTTATTTTCAGAAACTATCACAAATTGAATTACTACCATATGGTCCTTGTTCCACGGATAAAACCAACTCTTATGGTGAAGCAATCGCCTATGTTAATATTGCCGATGAACCTAAATCAATAATACACGTTAATACCAAGTATAATACATTAGAAACCCAAGTTATTATTGATACGTTTATACACGAAATCCAACATATTTTATATAATTATTATCCTCTAAATCCTTTGGATAAAATTGACGCTTGTTTTACACCTAAAACTTATTTTAAAGGTGCGATTGCCCAAAGAATAAAAAAGATTTTTAACTTTTCAAATAAAACATCAAATAACGTTTCAAATAATCTGATTAATAAAATTTCAAAGGACATCGGGGTATCGGCCGAATCTGCTAAAAAGTTATATGATTCAATAATGTCAACAAAACAACGGTCTGAAGAATATGTTGGTAATTTTAATGAGTTATCTTCAAGAATATTCACCATTAAACAAAAATTAAAATTAAAACCAGGTGAAAATATAACTAAAGAAATGATAATACCTTATATTAATTCTGCCATTAATTCTGAAAACCCTGTTAGTTATTTAATGGATGCAAAATCTACAAGTTTTGATATAAATTATATTATCCTATATTGGGGTTATAGAGGGTTTACTGATTTAACAAGTTTATTATCAGGCTTTAATCAATTAGCGTTCCAAAAAAATAACAATATCGGGATTGAAGATAATATGACTTAAACCCCCTCAGCAATTTATTATTTTATTGAGTATTTATATATTAAAATATAATATGAAGAAAGTGGTAAGATTAACAGAAAGTGATTTGGTTCGTATAGTAAAGAGAGTTATATTAGAACAATCAGTAAATTGTGACAATGACTTTAAAAAAATTGAATCGAGTTTAGAATCTGAATACATTAATAGTGGTTGGGTTGGTTCTAAATTAAAGAAAAATGAAAAAGGTATGAATGAATATGTTTGTTTAAAAGACCATAAGGATTATATTAAAAAAATTATACCTACAATCACAAATGAAAATTTAAAATGTGTTCAGAATAAAATGATTAGTTTTTGTAAAACTGAAGGTTATGGGGCCAATAAAAAGATATCTTAACATTATTGAATATTTATATATATGAAAATATTGATTACAGAAGATAGGGTTGAGACACTTAAAAAGTATATTACAGATTATGGGATTCGTAAGGCGGTTGAGGTACTACGTGGTTTTGAAAATTTAGTTAAAGTACTTGGTTATGAAACTGTTACTGAATATCTCTATCAATATTTAACCGAAAATTATTACCCTGATTATGGTTGGAGTGACTACGATTATTATAGAGAGCAGGTTGATAGTTATGGTGCTGAACAATTTTATATTAATGACAAATTAAGCTTTGATTATACTAAACACGGAAATGGTGATAGTACTTTAGATATTTACCCTTGGTTATATAATGAATTGACAGATATCTTTGATGGGTATGATTGGGTTGGTGTCGTAAAAAAATGGTTTGAAGATAATACAGGACTTAAAGCAGATATGGTACAATGAAAATTATAATAACAGAGACTCAGGATGAAAAGTTGACTCGTGTTATTCAGAATCTGATTAATAGTGAATTAAAATACTTAGATGAGAATAGAGAATCATTTGATTGGGACGCTCAGGATGCGTTAGCGATGGTTGATAATATCAAGGTACATCACATTCATAAAGATAGTAAAGGTCTTAATGTTTGGGTTGACATCTATGTGGTACATTATATGGGTGATGATTATGATTTTCTAACTAGTGAAATTCAGTATTTACTAAGAAAGTCCTTTCCCATCGTTAAAATTTTCACTAATGAGGTAATTACTATAGATAATTGATATTTATAAATAAAAAAGAAATTATGAAGCACATTTTAAATGAAATGAGTGATGAAGAAAAAAATAGTATTCGTTCACAACATACCGGTAGTTTGCAAGTACAGACTGAAAGGTTTAAAAAATTGGTAGAAAATAAATTGGGTGACGCTAAACCATTGATTAGTGAAGATTTTAACAATTTACCTAGTGATGAGTCATTGGAAGAAGATATGATTGACGACGAAGATGATGAAGATAATTTTGACGACGAAGATGATAATGAATTAGAAACTGATGACGAAGACGTTCTTACAGTTGATTATATTCTTGATGAGGTTAAAAACGCTCTTAACGATTTAGGTGAATATAAGGATTCTATGGAAGATGCTGCTAGAGAATTGGCTAAAGATATTTTGTTAAACATTAAAGATGATTTAGCATATCTTTCTGAGAATCACGAGGAGGCACTTCAGGACATTCTTGATAGTGACGATAGTGACGATAGTGATGAGGATGAGGATGATATGATGGATTTAGGTATTTCTGAGTCTTATTTAACTGAACATTGGCACGATTATGATAGTGAGGCTATTTTGAATCCGAGAAGTATTAAATATTCGAAGAATCCTAATGTTGATGATTTTTTGGAGTCGGTATTCCCCGGACTTGATACTGAAACGACAAAGAATGCTTTTAGAAAATTATTACATAATGAAGAATTATTTAAAGAATTTGCTTCGTTAATGAGAATATTTGGTTATGATAGTTATCATAATAAAGAAGAAATATTTGATAAAGTAATTTCGTGGGCTAATGAAAGAGGTAATCATTAAATAATTTTATTTAAACCCCCTTCTTCAACGGAGGGGTTTTTTATGCAATTTATTTTTCTTATATTTGAATTATGAACGAATATGGTGAATTATTAGACTCTTTTACATATGTTGGTGAGTTTGTCGTCACCAAAAAAAACAATATTAAAAATTTAATAGATTTTGAACGTGTTTTAACTACGACTGAAATGAAAAACAATAAAGGTCGTGTCTATGTATTTGCCGAAGTTATTAATGGTGAGGTGGTAGATATATTAAAGATTGGTAAATCGTCAGCCAAAAATGGTTTAAATGGGACAATTGGGTGTTATAGTAGTGCTTTAAGTGGTACGCCTGGTCCGAATAGGTTTTGTATTCATTATATGATATACGATAAACTAAATTCAGGTTCTCAAATTATGGTTTATGTTCGATTTACCGAATCAGTCAAACGAATAATTACCGGTTTATATTCTGAAATTGAAGTTGAAGTTCCTTTGGACGTTACATACATTGAAAATCTATGTTTAGTTGATTATAAGACTAAATTTGGTGATTACCCTACTTGGAATTTTCAGGAGAGAGGTGAGACTCTACCTATTTATTTGATGGAAAAATTTGGTACATTTATAAAAGATAAAAAAACGATATGAAAACACCTTTAAGATATGCTGGCGGGAAGTCTCGAGCGATAAAAATCATAACACCTTACGTTAAGGATGTTAATAAAATTGTATCCCCATTTTTTGGTGGTGGTTCATTGGAGGTCCATTGGGCTGCGATGGGAAAAGAAGTGATTGGTTCCGATGTATTTGGAACATTAACTAATTTTTGGAACGTGCTATTAACTCACAGGGATGAGTTTGTTGTAAAATTGAAAACCATTAGTCCAACACCGGAGGAATACAAAAGAATTAAAGAGATATTGATTCAATGGGATGAGACTCAGGAATTATTATCTTCTTGGAAGACTGACCATTATAAAAGAGAGAATGTTGTTCAATTAGATGAAATAACTGCGGCGGCTTATTACTACTTCAACCATAACACATCTTATGGTCCAGGTTATTTAGGTTGGGGTTCATCTGTTTATTTAAAACAAGATAAGTGGGATGGAATGATTGATAAGATATCAAAACTTAATTTACCAACATTATCTGTTAGTCAGGGTGGTTTTGAAACTGCGTTCGAGAAATATCCTGAAGAATTTTTCTATTTGGACCCCCCATATTATTTGGAGAAGGATGCTGATAATCAAATGTTTGCCGGTATCTATCCGATGAAAAACATTCCAATACATCACAATGGATTTGACCACGAAAAGTTGAGGGATTTATTATTGGCACATAAGGGTGATTTTATATTATCGTATAACAATTGTGAAACAATTAGGGAGTATTATAAGGATTTTGAATTATTTTACCCAAAATGGAACTATTCAATGGGTAATGGTGAGACAAGAATAGGTAAAAACCGATTGGAAATGGGTAATGATAATACAAAAGATTCCCACGAAATATTAATTATTAAACGAAGTTAATGGTTTAATTAATTAATTATAGTTTAAAGACTATTTATATACTAAAATAGTATATGTTAATAACCGAATCTGAAAAATTAGACATATTAAATCTGTATGGTTTAGTATCTGACGATGTAAGACCTTTACAGAAATTAATGACGTGTAGATTTACCCCTGATGGTAAATACGTAGTTTATGAAGGTAACGCATATTCAACAAAAACGGGGGAGTCTGTTTTATTAAATGAAAGTTGGTCGCTTAGTGATATTTTACACACAGGTGCTGATTTATTATCTGTTGGTTTGGATTTTGTAATTCCAGGTACAGGAGCAATTGTCGATGTATTGAACGCGATTAGTTATATTATTGAAGCACAATTCAAAAGTGAAAAAGAAAAGGATTCACTTTATCTTATGGCGGCAATAACATTTGGATTTGTAATTATGCCCGGCCCATTACAAGCAATTGCGGGACCATTAAAAAATGCCGTTAAGACGGGTGCTGGTATGGCATCAAAACTTGTTGTTAAAGGTTTGAAGATAATTGGTGGGTTTTTAGATACATTATTGTTAGGTATACCAAGTTTAGTTAATAAGGCGTTAAAATCCCCTTTAGCTAAAACCATTGTAGGTTCTTGGGGTAAAAAAATATCAGGATTTATTGATAGTTTTACGTCAAGAGTTAAACCTATGTTACAGAAGATAACAGGTATGTCGGGTAAAAAGGCGGGTACATCTGTTGCTAAAGTTGCGTCAAAAGAAGTTGGTTTTGTTATTAAACAAAGTGATGTTTTAATCAATTCAGGTATTAAGAGATTAAGTGGGGGAGCAAATTTATTGACTAAAATAGGTATCCAACCTGGTTTAACTGTCGGTAAACGTGCTATTACTAATTTGAGTGACGATTTTGTTGAATACACTATTGTTGGTGTAACTAAAAAAATGCCGACTTGGGAGTTTATTAAGACATTTATTTTAAAACCTAGTGCTAAATTAAATAGTACTTATGTTCCATTAATTGTTAAAGCGATAGTTAGATGTGTAAATTCTAATGGGTCTATTGATACTGAAAAATTAAATAAAATTAAAATCAGTAAAGAACAAGCTCAAAAAGAATTAAATTATTTATCAGGTTTAGTTGCAAAATATGAAGGTGATACTAAAAACTATACCGTTAACAATAATGCTACTAATGTACAAAACGCTTTAATTATGTTAGGTTATTCATTACCTAAATTTGGTGCGGATGGTAAATTTGGTCCTGAAACGAAAGATGCGTTAACAAAATTCCAGAAAGAAAATGAGTTAACATCGTCTATCGGTAAAATGGATAGGTTCACCGCTAGAAAATTATCGGAATTACTTAAATCTAAAAATATTAAAAATAGTGATGAGATACAATCAGCTTTAAATAAGATTTAAATAAGATTATAATGATTTTAAAACCCCCTTCTTTAAGTTGGGGGTTTTTTGTTTTCTATTATATTTATTGGTATGAAGATATTGATTAAAGAATCCGCTATCGAAAAATTACGTGAGTTAATTAAGACTAAAGGTGTTACTTATACTATTAATTTAGTTGGAGGTCTTAATAATTTAGTTAAAGGAGGATTTAATGGGGATTTTAAAGAATTTTACAAATACACTGATTATATTCCTTATGATATTAGTTCAGATGGTGAGAGAATGTTTATTGATAAATTCTTAGTTGACACATTTAAATTAGAAGAGAACCCCCATTGGAGTGGTAGAGAAAAAACATTAGGTAAATTTAAATTTGTTTCAAAAAATGGGGGACAATTCTCATTTAACGCTAAAGTTACGGGACCTATATTTGCCAAAAACGGACAAGAGTTTATGCAAGTTGTTGGGATGAGTGGAGATTCTGGATTTGGTTATACTTCTCTCACAAAAAAAGAAACTTTAGGTAAAAGTTTTAGAGGTCAGATATTCAAACAAATAATTGAGAAATATAATTTAGAAAGTTACTTATGAAGATATTGATTAATGAAAAAACGGATGAGAAACTATATAGAGTATTTCAAAGTTTAATTGATAAAGAATTACAACAAATAAAGGACCGTTATCGTAATGAAGAGATAAGTGCCAGTAATTGGTATGTTTCATTGTTTACCCGTATTGATAAAGTAAAAGTGATTAATCTCAAATATAAACCATCATTAAGTGTGTATATAGATGTTTATGCGGATTCACGATTTGATGAAGATGATGTTCAGGGGTTTGCTAGTTATATTCGAGAAAAACTAAAGTTTGCTGGTAATCCTTGGATAGTACCAATTTTAATTAATGACAATGAAGATAATTATAACTGAAGAACAGAACGACAAATTAAAAGAAAACTTATTAAAGTTAATTGAAAAGTTTGGGGTACTTGGGACCATTAATAGGATTGGGTATGAAAAATTTAATAGTATTTATCCCGATTATTTTAAAAACAAGTGGGATAAGATTGAATTACTTAATGAAATCATTAGTACTGCTGAAGATGAAGATGAAGGTATTATCAGGTTGGATGATATTGGTGAGGATATTTTAATTCGTACAGAAAACCTTGATGAAGACCATACCCTTGAACATCATATTGACTATCTTATAAAAGATAGGTGTGGTGTAACTATATGGGAATATGATGAGGAAGGTGCAATGTATGATGAATATTATGACACGTATGAGGTTTGGTTAGAAGATTTAAAAACACCAATATTTAATAAATTGTTTGAAATGGTATTAAAAACATTTTAAGATGAAAATAATAATAACTGAAGAACAAAAATCAAAATTAATAACCGATTTTGGTTTATTAAGGGGTATTAAAATGATGGGTGGGTATGAAAATTTCAATAAAATATATCCTGATTATTTTAATACTAAACAACATAAGATTGATATAATTAATGACTTAGTTGGTTCTGATGAAAAAGGTTGGAATACCTTTTGTCGTGTATTTAATATTGAAGGTCCGATGGACTTCTTACACCTATTTGATGATTTGGATGTTGCTCTATCTTATCATAAAGATTATATCTTATATAGATATGAGCCGGGTAATAACATTATGGTTTATGATAAATTTCTTAAATGTCTTTACATAAATCAATACCAAATATGGGATTTTTTAAATGATGAACTTGGTATTGAATACTATAGTATTCAGGAACTTACTAAGAAGTGGGCTGAAGATGTTTACAATTTAAACCTAAAAAGAACTGAACCTTTACTCGGTCCTAAATATATACAGATGGTATGAAAATAATTATAACAGAAGAACAATATAATTCCTTAAATGAAATGATTAAACTCGACATTAAAGTTGGGGATACATTAATGGGTGGGAAATTTAAGAATAAGAAGATTGTCGTTAAAACCATTGGTAAGAATGACAAGGGAGACATTACCATTAATGGTAAACCTTTATTGAGATTTAGATTGTTGAAAGAAGATATTTCAATCCCAATTGATAAAAGGGTTGAAATATTTAAGAAATGGTTATATAAAGAATATCCCAATATTTCACATTTGGAGGTAACAAGAAAAAAAGACCCCTATTTACACCCATCAAGATTTAAAGACATTCCATTAGTTATAGTTCATTATACGGAGAGTGAGGCTGGTGGTTATGCCACTTGGCAACCCAATTATCGTAGTTATTTAACTATGGATATTGTTGATAAGTGGAATAAGATAACAAACAACTCAATCCCAATCACCGGTAGTTTTTATGATAAAATTGACCATAATAAAATTCAAATACTTGTTGATGCTGAAGAATTTAGTGAAGATGAGGGGGAATCTATTAATGAAAATGATAACTCTAAAGTTGTCGATAAAAACATTATTGATAAATACATAAAACACGTTGCACCTCAGTTATCACCTGAGAATATTAGATTAGTAATGAGTCCATCTGAAGATGGTGTTAACATCTATGTTATTGATGAAGACAGATTTAATCTTAGGTCTAAATTAGTTGGGTTTTTTGATAATGATTATGGTACTGATGATAAGAGATTATATTTGGAACCTAGATATTATAAATTATTTAAAGTTTTTGGTGATAATCCGGATTTAATCCTTGATTGGTTTAATCGTACCTACGAATCAAAATTAAAACAAATGTTTAATGAGATTGATTGGGAGGTTAATAGTATTAGTATTGTTAAATAAACTTCATTTTGCAATGATAAACGTATAAAGTTTATTGAAGCAATAACATATTTATTGTTATGGAAAAAAAAAGAGAGATTACTGATGAGAGTGTTTTGATGGCAATTCAAAAATTCTCAAATGTGATGATTAACCGATATTTTAAATTATATACCGGTATTAAAACTGATTTTAAATTTGATGTTGAACTAGTTGATTTATTTAAAGGTGAGAGACAGTGGGATTATGATGATGATTTTCGTAGAAATTACGACTATGTTCTTGAATTAATCTCCGATAAACCATTCCCACTAGTTATCCATATTAATAATACCCAAAATTTAGATAAATATAATGTACGTATTCTTGGTGATAGTAATCAACCTTATATATGGGTTGCCAATATTCAAACAATGTTAAAACAAGATATAAAAATGTTAGGGTATGATTTGTCTAGTGTAACATTTGGTAGTGCCGCTATTCAAATTAAAAATGTTGATAGGTCCGCTGATTTTAACAAACCCCAAGATTAACCTGGGGTTTTTGTTTACCACTTTCTTTTATCAATAAGACGACCATTATCATCCCATTGTTTACCTTTTCTTTTTTCGCCATTAACGTATAGGACCTCAAATATTTTCCTTCCATTATCGTTATAGCAATACCAATAACCTTCTTTAATTCCGTGGGAATAAGACCCTACCCCAATGACTTTACCTGATTCATTGTATTGAGTCCAAGTGGAATCTTTTTTACCTTTTTGGTCGATGAAACCTGATTGTTCAATGGTGTTGTTACTATACTTCGAAACAACCATTGTTATTTCTTCTTCTTGTGCATATGAAATATAACCGATTAGAAGAAACATTGCTGAGATTAGATATTTTTTCATAATGTTACTATATTATTAAATATGTTACTAAAACGTTAAGAAATCAAGTGTTAGGTGATTTGAGTAAAATTTAATATACGTATTGGTATGAAAACAGTAATATTAGCATTGATGATTAAGGTTTGGTTTTTAGATGTTGAGACCAAAGAGACATTACCAGCAGTTAAAGTAACCACTGATAAGTCAATTTATTATTCTAATTTCGATGGGTATGTTAATATCCCCAATGATGAGAAAGTATTGAAAGTAACTTATAATACCTATAAGTCGGTTGAGAACGTTAATGTTGTTAAGGATACTACAATCCTATTAAATCAATATTAATATCACCAATGGTATTTTGGTGGTTTCATTAATTCTTCACGACGTTTATTCTGTAATGTTCCAATATAAACTTGTTTAATGTAACGGTCAAATTCCGATTCATTAATATGACACATTTTACCCCAATCTATTAATGGCGCTTGGATAATGTTATTATAATCACGAATAATTATTTTGACGGTATCAACAACACCATTATAACTTTTTAATTCATCAGGTACTAATCTATTTTTAGGTGTTACACCTAAAGTTAAAAATCCTACTTGTTTGCCGTAAACCGACATAATTCTATTTTGTGGTTTAAATTCAGTAGCGTCTAAACCCCAAAAGAATTTTTTGAATATTATATCTATAGACATATCGGGTCAATATTATAAGTTGGTATTTCAAGATTATTAATTTCATTACGCATTACTGATAGCTCTTCAGTTATAGAATCAAGTTTGATTAACAATTTACTACGTCCATTAACTTTAATGTTAACATATGTCTTAATATGACATAATTTAAGTATATCTTCAATAACATCGCAACATCTTAATTGTTCATTTTTTGAAGTCTGAAATATGTGAACATTAAGTTTATAAATATCTTCACTAATAAATGTTACCTGACAATCAGGATAACTTCGTTTTATACATTTGATTACGACTTTACTTATTTTATCAAAATTTTCCATAATTCAAGATTTGATACTACTAAATTACTGAAATTTTATTTAATATTCTAATATGGATGAGATTGAATTAAAAAAATTTAGGGTAATTGAAAAGTTTATAAATTTCTTTTGTCCTTGCGAGTATACTATTCATTATTTTGAGGACCATTATTTTGTGAAGGTTAACTCATTTTGTATTGAGGTATATGACCCTATTTGTTTTAATCCTAATTATCGTGTTGGTGGTAAAGTTATTGATTTTCAAACAATTTATAATTGTATGAATGGTTTCCCATTTCATAATAAAATCTATATATATTATGGGGAAAAGAATAAAGTTATGTTACACCCCAATTTAGATAAGGGGATAATGGCTAGTATTAGATGTGATAATGTGTTTTGGAGGTATTTGAGTCATTTAAGTGAGGAAGTTAGTAGAATCCATTCCCGGAACTTTTTTTTCTAATATTTATTATTATGAAAATATTAATCACTGAGAATAAAATGCTTGACGTTTGGGAAAATTCATTCTTAAAAGAGTGGAAGAGAAAAGGTTATGCGTCAATTGATACGACATTTATGAAGTTATTACGTATGAGTCTATCTCACTATGATTATGTTGAGGGATGGGTTCAAGAATGGAATAAAGAACATAATATTGGACCATTAAAGTATTTTGAGGATGATGGTTATAAGTTTCACAATTCAACTACAAGTCCCCATAATTATTATCTTTCAACAGAACCAAGAACAATAACACTAAAAGATAAAAATTTAAGTGGTGATGTTATTATACATCGTATTGATGTTGATACTAATGATAAATTTGTTGAGGTATGGTTTGAAATTAATTGGGAGACAATCGTTGATGGTGGTATAGCATTTGATGACCTTTACCCTTATGATTATGATGATGATAATTATGATGAAGATGATTATGATGAGATAACAAATGAATATCGTGATGATTTTACTTGGTTGACCGCAAAATACATTCGAGAACATTATACAGATAAAATGGGTTATGGGATGGAAGTTGAGTTTTCATAACACCCTTGATTTTTAAATACAAAATATTATATTACACATATGGATAATACACAAAAAGCACAGATGTACGGACAATTACTTAACGAACATACAAGAGTCGGAAATCAAATATCAGAAATTAAAGCTGAACACTTTGAAATGAATGACGAACAAATGGGACGTATTAAAGTGTTGGAAAACAGATTACATCAAATTATGGCAACCATTAAGAACTTAATGAGTTAATTAAATCCCACCTCATCAGGTGGGTTTTTTGTTTATCATCATATTTATTGATATGAAAATCTTAATCACGGAAAATAAATTAATTTCAGTATATCAAAAGTTTATTGACAGATGTCTTAGAGATATTAAATTAATGGCGGATGATGAAATTGATTGGGAGGATTGGGTTGATAATGAAATTTTAGATGACATCAATGCCGTTGAATCAATTAAAGTTAATGATGTTGAAAAAATAGTTAAGAACCATTATGGGATAACTATGATAATATTTGAAATCCACGTATCCACATTGTTGGATAGTCACAAGTATTTTGATTGTTTCCAAATATATTACAATATAGAACATTATCTTAAAAGAACAATCTTTGGTAAATCAAGGGATTTTAAGGTTAAAATTATTGAAGATAATATAGAAATGAAAAATAAAGACCCTCAGTGGTAGTTAATAACTAAAAAATGAAAAATAAATTAATAACTGAAATATATCGTATTAGAGAAATGATGGGTCTTAAAGAAGACGATGAGTTAATCGACCCTTTATTACCTGACGAATCTGATACTGAAGAAATTATACCTGACGAATCTGATACTGAAGAAATTATACCTGAAATAACATACACAAATGCACTACATAAACCTGACTTTAATTTTGTTTTCTTTAGTGGTGTAAAGGGTGATTTACCATCTGAAGGTAAAATTAAATTGATTAATGTTCGTGCACTAAATTCACCACGTGAACGTGAAGATGATATAATAATTGATGTTAATGAATTCACTAATAGTAAATTTGGTTATAAAATTTCGGATACACAACCTGAAGTTAGGAATATTAAATCATTTGATGTAACAACTCCGAAAGTTAAAAGTACTCTTAATCCAAAAACTATCAAGACAAATTTTATGAATGTTGTTTTTAAATGTCTAAAAAACATTTATGGTGAGACAACAAATTGGTCAACAGAAGGTGATAGAGGTCCAAAAGGACGTGGTGGTGTTATAAATATTTACACGATTAATGAAATATTAAAAAAAAATAAGGTCATCCAAAGTAATTTTCCAGGTGGTGAATGGTCAATATTAAATTATTTTGACACCAACCCTAAAGTTAGAAAATACTTAATGTTTAAGTATAAACGTGAGACCAAAATATCAATTAAAACTATGGATGATTTAAATGGTTGGTGTAAATGGATTGAGGATAATCAAAAAAACTTCTTTACTAATGGTTTCGTGTTAAATAAATTAGTTGAACTTAATACCACTAGTTACTTATCGGGATATCATAATGAAAAGACGGTATATAATTATTTATCAAATATTATTTCCAATAACCCTGATTTAATACTTGAAGACCCTAAAAAACCGGGTGCTAGTTCTGACCGTAAGGGTGTTGATTTCACAACAATAAACACTATTACAGGAGCTATGAATTATTTCCAAGCAAAACCATTAGAAGATTACAATGTTAATGGTGAAGAACATATTGTTACATCATATAACGTTGATGATTTGGAAAATAAAAATGTTCAATATTTTATATTCTCATCTCGTGATACTAATGATAAGGACATTATTATTTTTGAAAAAAGAGAAGGTGAGATTATAAGTGATGATACCACTGTTGTGTTTAGTTACCCCCCAATAAGTCCTGAAGAATTAATAAAAGAACTATGAAAATAATAATTACAGAAAGTCAGTATAATAAATACAAACACTTATTTGAACAGAGTGTTTATGATGACGAAGAGAATGATAGTAATGATGAATATAGTAATGATGAAACCTATACAAAAGAAGGGACTATTATTGAAGGTGAAATTGGTTCAGAACCAATTAAATTCAGATATGCCGAAGAGAATGAATTAGAAAATGGTGAGATAGAATATTATGGTGAGATTTTATTTAAAGGTGAAAAATATTCTGGGTTATTCGCCACAGATAAAAGAGGTTATTTAATTGATGTTGATTTCCCATTATATTTTGATGAAGAAGTGAGGTTACAAGATAAATTAAAAGATATGGGACTTTATTATGAATTTGAACATTGGTTAGATTCAGAAGTTATCCCTAGTGTTCAAGATTAAAATTATGGTTGAGAAAATTAATAACTTAATTGAAAAGTTTGGTCTATCACAATCAATTAAAATGTTGGGAGGATTCCACAAATTCAAGGAGATTGTAGATAATAACCCCCAATTAAGTGAACATCTTGATAAATTAAAAGGTAGTTGTAGTGTATCACACAATAGTTATCCTGACGCATTTTTTGATTTCTATATTTTGGATGTTGATATTATGGATGAACAGTTTGCCGAATTAATTGTTGATATGGTAGTTGATTTTACCAATCTATCAGGTGAAGAGATATCTCAATTAAAAGAATGGTTTGGTGTGGTTGCCGATGACCACGGATTTGAGATATACGATGTTGATTCAGAAATCCCATCACACCAAAATCTTTTTATTAAATCATTCAACGGAAGACCATATAATTGGCTGGGTTATGATAATGTCATTAGTGATGAAGAAGCTTTTGAACTACTTGATAAAACAGGTAAATGGGAAGGTATGATACGTGAAGAGAAATCTTTAAGATATATTATCAAAAATATTTTAAAAGAAGAAAGTGATGACCCATTAAATAAGAAGGTTAGACACGCAGTCGAAAACTTAGGTTTTGATAAAGCAATTAAATTGTTCGGTGGTAATTTAGATATAATTAAACGAGCATATCAAGATAATCCATTATCATTCCTTAACCAATTTAATAATTTAATAGAGAAAGTGAAAAGTGACGTTTTGTTTTATCGTGATGAAAATGGTAAACCATTATTTGCGTATTATAAGGATGATGGTAGACATATTGTTAATGTTGATAATGATAGAATATGGGCGTTTTTTTATGAAGTATTAGATTATGATTATGATGAAGTCCAATCACTATTAAAGGTATGGCTTAGTGAGGTCTATGGTTTAGATAATGTCAAACCACTCAGAGCGTATCAAATATCAGATTATTAAAAATAATTTAACCCCGAATCTAAAAAGTTTGGGGTTTTTTATTTATATTTGTTTTAAAATCTAAAGGATATGAAATATAGAACACACAACGACGAACACATCAACGCGGTTGGAACATCACACAAAGCTGATATCAGAACAACTTATGCTAAGTTGGTTGAATTATTTGGTGAACCAAGAAAGGCATCTGGTGATGGTAAAGTTGACGCTGAATGGAAAATAGAATTTGAAAACGGCGAGGTTGCAAGTATCTACAACTATAAAAATGGTGTTAAGTATGGTAACCCAAATATTGAATCAATAACTGATTGGACTATCGGTGGATACAAAAGTGTTGTTGTTAAATTAATAAACGAATTGTTATGATGAGTAAATTTAGAGAGATTGGCCCTGGTAGGGTAATGGATGTGATTGGTGCCATTTTTGCCATATGTCTTTTTTTCGTAGCTATTCCATATTTTTTTATTAAACGTGAAGAAGATAGATTAAAAGAATGTCACTATGTGATAATTGATGCTCATAGTTTTCATTATAATGCAATATCATATAAAAAATTATCAGGCACTTGTATAAGTATTGTTAACCACAAACATAATGAAGTAATAATTTGTGGACAATACACGATTGAAAAAACAAAATAAATGAAGAAAATTTTTTTAGTATTATGCTTAATGGTAAGTTTACCATTATTTGGTCAATATAAGGTTGACACAACAATCACAAACGAAGCTTATACCGCTTACGTTAATAAAGAATTAGGACAGTCCCTATATGTAAAGTATAAATTATATAAGGGTGGTGGGAAGTGTCAAAGAGCAACCAATTGGGTGAACGACACAAAATTAAAATTAGTTAATGAGAACCAATATAAAGGTACTCTATACGATAAAGGACATTTGGCAAACGCTGAGGATTTTGCATATGATTGTCATCTTGACTCTTTAACTTTTAGAGATTATAATAGATTACCACAAACAAGAAAACTTAATAGAGGTGTGTGGAAGATTAGTGAAACCGAAATTAGAAAAATGTCACAAACGGATTCGTTAGTGGTTTATACAGGTGGTCATTGGGGTTCATCAAATAATTCTGTGAATGAAATGAAAGTTCCAATAATTTGTTGGAAAGTAGTTTATAGTTTGTCATTAAAAAAAGTAGTATATTGTGCATTATTTTATAATAATGACACACCAGTAAAAACTGACACCAACTTAGGTAGTCTTGAGTTAATGTTAGGATATTCGTTAAATGTTTATAGTGATAACAAAAAAAAGAAAAAATAAATGAACAAGTTAGATAAACAATTTCGTGATTTACTTCAATCCATATTAGATTATGGTGTTGAAAAGAAAGATAGAACAGGTACGGGAACTAAATCAATATTTGGTTATACCATCCGACATAATATGTCAGATGGGTTTCCCCTACTTACAACTAAGAAAATGTTTTGGAAAGGAATCGTAACTGAGTTGTTATGGTTTTTAAGAGGGGATACTAATATAAAGTTCCTTGTTGATAATGATTGTCATATTTGGGATGGTGATGCTTATAAAAAATATAAAACTGAGGTAGTCAATCGTAACCTTTGGCCGTTTTTAGTTATAGATAGCGGTAAACCTATACCATATACGCAAGAAGAATTCATCAACAAAATAAAAACAGATGATGAGTTTGCTAAAGAGTGGGGTGATTTAGGTCCCGTGTATGGTAAGCAATGGAGAAGTTGGACTAAAAAGAAAATGTATTTTTCAACTGACGGTTCATATGAAAACATTTATGAAGAAGCTGACCAAACAGTTATTGACCAAATCTCGTGTTTAATCAACGAACTTAAAACAAATCCAGACTCAAGACGTTTAATGGTCAACGCTTGGAATGTTGGAGAATTGGATTCAATGGTACTTCCACCTTGTCATTATGGATTTCAAGTTTATACAAGAGAGTTGAGTTGGGAGGAAAGATATGAATATATGTATAACACAAATGTTAGAGCAGATGATGGACTTAGACCACCACTAACACCTGAAATGTTAGAAGAGTATAACATCCCTAAACGAGCAATCTCATTGATGTGGAATCAACGTTCAGTTGATACATTCTTAGGTTTACCATTCAATATTGCCTCTTATGGATTGTTATTGGAAATCATTGCTAAAACAGTTAATATGGTTCCTGACCAATTAATTGGAAACTTGGGTGATACTCATTTATATTCAAACCATATTGAACAAGCAAAAGAACAAATTGGTAGAGAATTACGAGTTGATGAAAGAGTTTGTATGTGTTATGAAAACCCCAATTTAGATTTGTCTAAGTTACAGGAAGGAATGAGTGATGAAGAATTCACAAAAGTTTGTGATGAATTTAATATTCCGACAAGAACGAGAACACCATTTGACTTACCAACGTTAAACATCAACACAGAGTTCTGGCCTTATGAAGGTGGTGAATGTGGAGTTGGACCTATAGATGCTATGTCAGTAATTAAATCATTTAGTGATGATAATTTCTGTCGATGCTTGTTAGAAGACGACATACAATTAAGTAATTACCAATCACACGGAACTATCAAAGCTCCATTATCGAATTAAAAAATGAAATACATTTACAATATCGCTAAAGAATACAAGTACCCGTTACTATTGATTTACGTGTATATGTTTATAGCTCAACTTTTATTTTTAGTTGAACCTTATGTGTTGGGTAAAATGATTGATGGTCTTTTAAAAAGTGAGTATAATTGGTTATATTGTTTCTTAGGTATAATGATATTTGAAAACTATTTTATATATCGAAGAATGGTTTACGATACTAAAGTGTATACCACAATTTATAATAATGTTGTTCTCAAATATTTAAAAAATTCGAAAGATTCGGATAACTCATCAAAAATTGCAAGAACTGAATTGGCAAATAACTTAATTAATTTTTTAGAGAATGATATCCATTACTATATAATGGCGATAATAACATTGGTGGGGTCATTAATCTTTATATTTTTAGAAGACCCTATGACAGGATTTGTTGCTATGGCGTGTATATTACCAATTGCTTTCATTGTTTATCATTTTTATAAAAAAATATCTCAAAGTACCCGTGTTAACCATACACACTATGAGGATAAAATAACAATAATAACCGAAGGTGATGATGATAAGATAGAGTCCTTCTTCAATAGACGAAGAAAAATATTAATTTATAGTTCAACATTACAAGGTAAAAATTGGGTTTCATTGATTGCGACTAGAGTGAGTTTTTTAATATTCGCATTAATTGTGTTTACACATAATAACACAAATTTATCTCAAGGTGATTCGATAGCAATGTATGCGTACATTAATCAATTTTTATTTTCCTTAATGTCAATACCTGTAGGTGTCGAAACATTTACTAGAGTAAAAGATGTATTAAATAGGATTATTGATTAATTATTTACTATATTTGTATCAACGATAATAAAGACAATAGTGAACATAACATCACAATAGATGATACTTTATATGTAAAATATGTTTAAGTGTCTTAAAAGTGATAAAAACAATTAATATTAAAAGGTATGAAGAAGAAAGAAGTTAGTTTGTTGAACAAGAAATTCCCAAGTATTATATTATTAAATTCAGAGGGGAATATCTTAACATCGTATAAATCAAACGAAGGTTATATGATGATTGATGAACATCGTGAATTAATCGCAATCTTGAACGATAAAAACATATTCAATTATGTTAGTGGTAAACTTAGTTTAATTGATTCTGAAGGTAGAGATTTAAAGTATAGCGATTATTCAAGTGGTATGAAACCTGATTTTAGTAAAATATCTGAATTCTTTGGTTTTGACCCCACTGATTTATCTAATTAATGAAAAAACCCCTACTTAGTTAGGGGTTTACTTTGTTGTATATTTTTTTGATGATATCACTTGATTCTGAATTACTATCTTTAGCGATAGAATATAGTTTTGAGATTTTCCTAATCATTAGATTACCTATCTTATTTAATTTTTCTATTTCCGTTTTATAAAAATCTAAATAATTGTTTTGATATTTACTGAATTTTTGTGCGTTTTTTCTAAAATATTTACCCTTTTTACTTTCAGGGTCAAAACCTATCATTTCCTCTATAAAATCAGTAGTAAGTAATTCTGATAAATTTTTAACTTTTAGATTTGCTATATTCATATAACCAATCCTTAATACTAATTGAATAACATCATCATTTTTCTTAGGAACTTTAAGGTTATAATGAGCTATACCTTTTCTAAGATTTTTAATATTATCTCTTAATGTGTTAATTAACATATCATAAGAATAGTTAGCGAGTTCATTGTATTGTACATACACTTCGTTAGATAATAAAAACTCAAGGAATTTGTTATCATCAATGTCTTCGTCTCTCATTGACGAATAAACCTCAGTAGCTCTAACTAAATTTTCGGTTTTATTACTATAATAAAGTTTAAAGAAAAACTCGTGTAATGGTATAAAACCAAGCCCATAATTAACAACAGATTGATATTCTATAGAATCAGCAAATGATTCTTCAGGTTTTTTATAATAATCATATGCGTGTTTTAATTCGTGAGAAATATTATTAACAATTTTACCCCTGTTTTCTAAGTAGTAATTAAAAAAATCTCCATTTGAAACCTTATCATCACTAGGGATATAAAATTTTAACATTAGATGTACGTTACTTGGGTTTTCTTTTGAAACATATACAAATTTATCATAATCAAGTGATGGTCTAGGGTTAAACCCAGCACCCATCAATTCGATACCCTTAACATTTGCATAGTTAATTTGAGCTGAAAAATTAACACGTTTTATTGTTAAGTCATTAATTGTTGTATTCACTGAAAAGACCATATCATAATCCCCATCATCAATATTACCACCACCACTAAGGATGTTTTTTAATTCATAATAAATTCTATCGGTAATTAAGTCGGCTGATTCATAAATATTCTTTGGAACCCCAACTTCTTCTTGAATTACTCTTTCAATTAACTTTCTCATTAGGATATATTAGGATTTCGAATAACATCTTCAACTTTTTGTTTATTTAATAAATTAGTACTTTTTCTGTCTGAAATTGCTAAATCAATTAATTTAGATTTAGAAGTTCCGTTTTTAACCTCATCGTTAATAGTTTTAGCGAATTTTTTAAAAAGTACAGGTCCGTTCCAAGTTGCGTATGAAAAATGTAATAAAAGATTTGGATTTGACTCGACAACTTTTTTAGCTTCAGATGTCAAATAATTATTTGCGAAACTATTATAACGTCCTTTCATTATTTTGGCAGCAATAGTTTTTAACTTTTCCTCTAAGTGACCACCTTTATAATTATAAGTCCAAGTAGAACAAAACTTATCCATACCTGACCATTTTAATCTTTTACCCACTAATGGTTTTTTAGATGACGCCCCTAATTTAATTTTTTCATTATCAATAATTTTAAAGAATTCTCTACCTAATTCAGTATTTTCAATATCACCGTTATATCTATCTAACCCAAACATAGTTTCAGTTGATTTACCCATCCTTGAACTTGGAGTACAAATAGGGTTCCAATAACCACCTTCAAATTTATCAATAACTTTTTTAGTAATTTTCATCCAATTCTCATCGACTGAACCTGATAATTCGTCAATATCAATATCTTCGTCATCATCACTACTTGAATCTAAACCATCTTTCATTGATAAATTCAATAGTTTTTCAATAAACGTACCTGATTGTTCATTAATGTTATATAAAGATTTGATGTTATTTTTTTCTGATTCAGTAATTATTAATCTCTTACTCATATTTTAAAAGTATTTATTATAAATATTTAGTAAGTATGAAAGTTACGATAGAACATAATAAATCAGGAATAAATAACAAAAGTTACAAACTTTACGACAAATTTATAAAAATGTTAAACCAATATTTCCCATTGGAGGATGATATTACCATCACATTTTTAGGTAAACGAACAGGTACTATGACAACAGGTAGTAGATTACCAAATCAAATAAAGGTATTGTGTGAAAATAGAATGACTCGTGACATCTTTAGAACATTAGCTCACGAATGGGTTCACGAACATCAACATAGTGTTGAAAACAGAGAAATAGGTCCTGATATTGGTGGTAAAAATGAAGATGAAGCAAATGCGTATGCCGGACAACTTATTAAGATATTTGAGAAAAAATATCCTGAATTTACTGAAAATATGTACGAACAAAAAAACCCGACGATTGCCGGGTTTTGATTTATATTTCTTGTGTAAAATTAAACCGTCTCAACAAATTCAACAAGTTCCAAGTCAAAGATTAATTTTTTACCCGCTAATGGATGATTCGCATCAACCGTAACAGTTTCTTCAGTAACCTCAGTTACTAATACATTAATAGGTGTACCATTTGGCGCCGTTGCTTGTAATCCTTCACCAACTTGAATTCCTTCAGGTACTTGATTTTTTGGAACAATCGAGATTAAGTTCTCGTTAAAATCACCATAAGCGTTTTGAGATTCAATCTCAACTGTTTTTTTCTCACCAACAGTCATATCCATCAAACCATCAACAAAACCTTGAATAAGTGGTGATTCACCTAATTTTACTTCTAAAGGCTCACGACCTTCAGCTAAAGATGTGTCAAAGACTGTTCCATCTTCTAATCTCCCTGTGTAGTGAACTTTTACAGTGTCACCCGTTTCAATTTTCTTCATATATTATTTGTTTTTTTATTAATTATAGGACACGTTTAATGAATAATCAAATATCTAACGTAAAAATTATTGATATTTTTTTTTTGATACCCGACCATTTCCAAGATTTCTCAACTAAATAATTTAAACCATCATTATATAGGTCTGTCATATCCTCATATGTTGTATCCCCAAGTATTAATTTAACATCGACAACATAACATTTACGATTGGTGGAGTATATCACGTTATTAACAACTATACTAGCACCAACACCATATAATAGTTCAAGGTCGCTTTTATACATACGATTTAATAATAAGTCAAAAAATTTAATTAAAACCATACCAAATTATAAGTATATTTGTGAAACATTTAAATTGTTATATTTATATTTATGGGACGATTAATAATAACTGAGGCAGAAAAAGAGGATATTTTACAAAAATACAATGACGATAATACAGATAAAAAAATATTAACGTATTTGAAACGTCATTACCCAATTTCAAAACCATTTGAGAATAGTAAATTTTTTGATGAGGATTTTATGAAAAATAGAATTATGATTAGAATTGACGATAAATCACACTCTGTTGATGATAATAAAAAATCATTGGTCAACCGTTTATTTAACGAAATTGATGATGTATTTCCAGGTGTTGATGTTTCATTAAAAAGAAGAACTATTAAAAAATTCGTCGATTTAATACAAACAGCTTCATTTTAATTAGTATTTTTGATTAAACTTTAAACTAAACGATATGGAAAAGACACAATTTCAAGTAGAGTTCAATTGGGTACTAGATGTTTTAACTTCTTGTGTAACCTTAGAACAAATCCAAGTAGCTCGTAATTTACATTCAAAGTTAATGTCAAAGTGGAGTATTAACATATCTGACTCAAGACATAACACAATTGGTATACTTTTCAATAAAATTGAGAAGTTCCAAATTAACAAAATCAAAAAAAATCGTTCACATTTTAATAAGAGTGTTGATTTTTTAAATAATTAGAGGTATTTATTATACTATCACTCTTTTCACGAGAGCCTCATCATATATAAAAGGGATAATTAAATTAATTATCCCTTTTTTTATTCAGACTAAATTTATATCTTTGTTAAAACATTACGACTATGGAAAACGATGAAAAAATAACAATATTTGAAAAAATCAGATTGTGGTGGAAGTTTGATGCAAGATATTATCACAAAGATTTTATTGAAGGAATCAAGAACCTATGGAAATGGTTTCCTGTAATATGGAAAGACCGTGATTGGGATTCATTTTTCATTTATGAAGTTATTAGAGTTAAATTGAACAACCAAGCTGAATATATCGGTGGGAAAAATAGACACACTCGTGCTAAACGTGATGCTGAATTAATGAAATTAACTTCACGATTAATCCAACGTTGTCAAGATGACCATTACGATATGGAATATATGGATTATCACGAATCTAACTATAATTGGTTAGATGTTACTGATGAAGATGACATTCCTGAGAAATATAAAGATTCCAAAAGATTGGATGTTGAATTAGTTTCTGAAAATTTTGATGAGTACTTCAAAAAATACCCTCGTCAATACAAACGTGTGATGTCAGGCGAACTTAATAGATTTGATAGAGATATTGAAGAAAAAGAGAAACAAATCATCGCAATGGAGATTGCTCACGAAAATCAAGATAGATGTCGTAAATTAGTTTTCAAAATAATGGAAAGTCGTATTGAAGGATGGTGGGATTAATATGAGGGAAATTGGTTATTATTGGGGACTTAATCATAAGACAGAAGATAGTATCGACAAATGGGGTATTTATTTTTGGGATGGTAATAGTTTTTGGAATGAAGGTATTGATTTTTCAGAATGTAGTTTTACAAGAATTGATAGTACAGAAATTTCAAATATTGAAAAATAGTTTTGCCATTCAAATAAAAAGATTAACTTTATAAAAAAATTAGACGATATGAAAATAACATTGATAAGTGATACTCACGGAAAACACAAACACGTTCACAATAAAGGGTTAGGCGACTTACCTGGTGGTGATTTATTAATTCACGCAGGTGATATCTCATCTATGGGTTATGAGCACGAAATAACTGAATTCGCTAAATGGTTCGATAGTATCGACAACTACACAAATAAAATCTTTATTGCCGGTAATCACGATTGGGGGTTCCAAAACAATGTTGAGAAAGTTAAAGGGATTTTAACAGGTTACAAAACTATTGATTACATCCAAGATGAAACTATGTCAGTTCAAGATGGTGATGGTCCTGTTGTGAATATCTACGGGTCACCTTGGCAACCTGAATTTTACAATTGGGCATTCAACTTACCTAAAAAAGGTCCTGAGTTGTTCGCTAAATGGGATGCGATTCCAACAACAACTGATATCTTAGTTACTCACGGACCAGCTTACGGATTTCTTGATGATGTTGAAGGTCGCAAAGGTGAACACTTAGGTTGTGAATTATTGGCGGACAAAATTAAATTACTTAAACCGAAAATCCACGTTTGTGGTCACATCCATACAGGTTACGGACATTACTTTGATGGTCATACCCACTTCTTCAATGCGTCAGTGTTAAATGAACAATATTTATACGCTCACACACCTTGGAACATAGAGTGGGACCCAATCACCAACGAGGTAGTATTTCTACCCTAAATCAAAAAAACCCCCAATTACTTGGGGGTTTTCTTATTTTAATAAGTTGTAGTATTCTTTAAAGTGTTTAATTCGGTCGGGTAAACCTATTGTACCACCATTAACACGTTTGGTAACTTTAGTAACAACCTCATCAGTTGACCCTAAATCACAGATAGACCATAATTTATTTGAATCAAAAAAGAATGCTGCTGATGCTAAAGGATATTTGTTTGAAACCAAATCAGGATTCCCAATACAATCCTCACCAATAAATTCAGTAAACTTCCCGTAATTTCCTTTACCTGTTAATTGGATATACCCTCGGCCACGGAATTTAAACCCTTCCTTAGTTGATTCATCACCATTACCCATTCTACCACCATAAACTCTTGATGCGATTTTTTCAGGTTGTTTAGCGTAAGATTCTGATAAGTTACCGGGGAAATATTTTCCAAATGTATTTTTAAGGCCTGTTGATGAATAATTTAAATTCTCAGAAACCGCTTTAAATCCTCCTGACTCGTGATGACATTGAGCCAAGAAATGAGATAATCTTAAAACTGAATCACAATTGAATCTTAGTCTGACCTCCGGTATTTGTTCTAATACTGAATCGGGGATATGACCTTTTAATTTTTTCAAATCAATTGAATTTGATGTTGGTGTTACTACCGAAGTAATACCTAATAGAGATAATGATTTTTCTCCGACGATACCATCAGGTGTTAATCCATTTTTTGTTTGCCATTCTTTAACGGCCTTTTCTGTACCGGGACCAAAGTTACCATCAGGAGTTAAACCTAATTTTGTTTGTAATTTTTTAACGTCCTCCCCTGTTGAACCAATTTTTATCATAATAAATTATATTTTATATTGATAAATACATTTTTAATCGTTATTAATTGGATATAAAAATATTTAATATGTCCAAATTTATTATTGACAAATTACACTCAGAGATTGAGTTCAAAGTGAAACATTTAATGATTTCTACCGTAACAGGTCGTTTTACAGATTTTGATGCTGAGATTGTTTCAGAGAATGATGATTTTACGGATGCACAAATTTCATTTGAAGCCAATGTCGATTCTATCACAACAAGTATCACAGATAGAGATAACCATTTGAAATCTGCGGATTTCTTTGATGTTGAGAATTACCCTAAAATTAGTTTTAAATCAACTGAAATTGTTAAATACAATGAAGATTACCATATCATTGGTTTAATGAATCTTCACGGTGTTGAAAAAGAAGTTTTACTAATGGGGGGGTATAATGGTAATGATGTTGATTTATATGGTAATACTAAATATGGGTTTGAATTACGTGGAACTATTAAACGTTCTGAGTTTGGATTATCATTCAACGCCTTAACCGATAAAGGTGGTCTTTTAGTCTCAGATGACGTTATCCTAAATGTAAGTGTACAATTTACTAAAGCCGATTAATTAGATTTAATCTATTTGTTTAACCTCCAATTTTCATTGGGGGTTTTTTATTTTTTGGATATTTATCAATAAAAACTCGTTATGTTAGGATTATCCAAAAAATCAAGAATTTCATTATACCTATCAACATTAGTGATGTCAGTATTTTTAGTCACTAAATTATTAATATTACTTGAATTCACCCCATCAACTTGTATAACAAAATGGATTGAGTTTATATCTTTTCTTGCGTTTGTACCATTATTTGGTATTATGATTACGGAATTTATAACTAAAAGTAAACAATCAATTAAATTAAATTATTATGCAAGAAAATTAAATGAAACGTTAATTTCTCAAACACATAATCATTTATTTTATGAGGGAAATGTTACGGATGGTGCTAAATTATTAACTAAAGAAGTTACTAATAGTATAAGTGCCGATAGATGTTCTATTTGGTTATATAATAAAAAAAATAATGGGATTCTTTGCGAACAATTATACGAGAAAAAAGACAATGAATGGTTTCGAGGTGTTGAAATATTTGAAAAAGATTTTAAACCTTATTTTGCGGAATTAAAAACTAACCCAATTATTATCGCAAATGATGTTGACTTACATCCAGCAACAAGTTGTTTTAAAGAAACGTATTCAGGACCCCTTGGTATTAGAGCAATGTTAGATGTTCCAATTATTTATAAGGGTGAAGTTATTGGTGTTATCTGTATTGAAAGTTACACGGTTAGGGAGTGGCATAAAGTGGAAGTAAATTTTGCCGAAATGTTATCATCATTATACTCATTCGCTTATTCAGTTCAAGAAGGTAACGTACTTAAAAATGAATTGGCGGAGTTTGAACATTTTGTGGACTCATCAGTGTTGGTTAGTAAAACAGATAAGAGGGGTAAAATCACTTATGTTAATAAAAAATTTGAAGAAGTCTCTGGATGGTCATTAGATGAATGTTTAGGTAAAGACCATAGTATTGTTAATTCAGGTATTCACGATAAGAAATATTGGTCTAATATGTATAAGACCGTTAAATCAGGCAAAATTTGGAATAATTTAGTTATCAATAAAAATAAAGACGGAGAATTATATTGGGTCGACACTTATGTTAAAGCCGATTTTGAAAGTGAGACAGGTAAATTAAAAGGGTATACATCAATTAGACAAGATGTAACCGAAATTTATAATAATATCTCTGAAATAAATAAAAAGAACACGTACCTAGAACACGCTGCGAAGATTCTAAGACACGATATGCACTCAGGGATTAATACATACATACCGAGAGGTATTAGTTCGTTAGAACGAAGATTAAAACCCGAAGATATTGAAAGGTTAAAAATACAAGCGCCCCTTAAAATGTTGAAGGAAGGTTTGAAACACACACAAAAAGTGTATAAAGGTGTTTATGAATTTACCAACTTAGTTAAAAAAGATGTCGTATTAACTAAAGAACATTTAGACCTTAGAGAAATATTAATTTCATACCTAAGTTCAACGGCTTATTCAAGTCAAGTTGCAATTGATTGGTTACCAACAATTGATGTTAACGAACCATTATTCTGTACCGCTATAGATAACTTAATTCGTAATGGTTTAAAATACAATGATTCTGACACTAAAATTGTTGCAATCTCTATGGAGGATAATGGTAATTTAATAATTCAAGATAATGGTAGAGGTATGACTCAGGATGAATTTGATTATCTATCGGAACCATACTATAGAAAAGAAGGACAAAAAGAATTGGGTAGTGGTTTAGGTTTAAATATTTGTATTGCAATTTTAAAGGAACACGGATTCTCAATTACTTGTGAAAAAAATGAAATTGGTACAAAAATGAAAATAAAATTATCATAAAATAAAATAACTTTTAAAAGTAAAGTATTTATTACTATAAATAAAGAAAAATGATTGAATCAATATTATTAGTAGACGATGAGGATTTATTCCACTTAGTATTTGAAGATGCTTGTTCGTTATTAGATATTAGTTTATCTCTTAAATCAGTTAATAGTTCTGACGAAGCAGCCAAAATGTTTAAACAATGGTTTGAGTCAGGTAACCATATAGAAAAACCAGAATGTGTATTTGTTGACTTAAACTTAATTGGGTCAGCATTTGATGGAATTGAGTTAGTTAGAAAAATAAACTTTGAATATGGTAATCACGTTGTTATCGGAATTATTTCATCGTCAAATGAACCATCAGAACAAGCAAAAGCGTTACAAGCAGGTGCTCAATTTTGGTTAGTTAAATCTGACGAAATAGAACCAAGGTTAGAAGAATTTAGAAAAGATTATCCAAGTTTCAAAGATAGAACGGGAACATTCAAAATATACAAATGATTAAATTTAGCGTTAATACTAAAAAACAATTAATAGACCTTTACAAGTCCAAAAATATTGGACTTGAAGGTAACATATTGAAATTAGTTGACACTGAAGAAGATTTAGAATTTTCACAATACATTAAGACTTGTGTTGAGAATGATAAAGAATCTAGAAAAAAACGTTTAGAAATTACTAAACAAATTCAAAAAAAGAATAATGAACTTGAAACATTAAATTCTGAGAATAGTCGTATTTTAGGTGAATTACAAACCACATTAGATAATTCAGAATTTGATAAAAAACAAATTGAATGTCAAAATAATGAATTATTATCTTGGAAAGAAGAGAATGAAAGAATTCAAAAAGAACTTCAAGATGAAATGAAAAGAACTGAGTTCGCTCGAGAAGATGCTGAACACGCAAAAGCCAACGCACTTTCTGATTTAGATTTATTACAGAAAAAAACTCAAACAGAGTTAATGGGTAATATAGTTAAAGTCGCTTTAGGGGTAATTGGATTTGTCGCAATTGTTACAACAGGGATGTATATCTTTTCAATGATAGTAAATAAAGAAACTAACACAATCGGTCCGGCTTGGACTAATATGTTCGGTATCCTATTAACAAATGCCTTTAGTATCGTTGGTACTATAATGGGGGTTAAATACGCAACTAAAGATAACAATAAAGATTGTTAATCACCCTTAGTTGTCTTTCTCCTCTCCGGTTTATATTTAACCTCAACCTCAACAGGGTTAATTAAACTCTTTTTACTATCATACTTCCAAATGGTTGTGTAATCCTCAAATTCATACACTCGTTCCCATTTTTTATGTTCCGTTTCAATTACTTTTTTCGCCATACCACAAAGTTAATACTTTTTTCAAATAATTAGTACATTATCAAAAACATTACCTATATTTGTTTAAAACAATATATTATGAGTGATTTTATAGAAAAAGGTGACAAGTTTTTTGGGGTGATAACCAAATATTCTTTATTAGGAGGTGGTATCCTATCATTAGTTAATGCTTTCGTGTATAGTGGTACTGATTGGGAAAAACTAGCGTGGGTTTGTTCTTCACTATTCGCACTTAGTGGGTTTGCGCAAATTGTTAAATTACAAATGAAAGACGATGAAGATAATATTCCTGGATAATGATGGTGTTATGTGTCTCTCAACAGAATGGGGTGGACGCATTAAAAAGATTAAAAAATGGAAATTGGCAAACCCTGAAAGTGAAGGGTATGTCAATGACCCTAAAATTCCCGCACATATTAAGATGGATAACTTTAATTCCAAAGCGGTTAAAGTACTAAACGAAATCTTAGAATTGACGGGCGCTGAGATTGTCGTATCATCAGATTGGAAACTACATTGTACTTTAGAACAATTACAAGATATGTTCAAAGAGTATGGAGTGATTAAATCCCCAATTGATGTTACCCCTGATGAGGTCTTGAAGAAAATGTCGGCGATAGAAAGTAACAGAGTGAGTGAAATTAACGGGTGGTTAAATAACCACCCTGATGTAACACATTGGGTTGCAATTGATGATTTGGATTTAAGTAAGTTACCAAACTTCGTTCATACTAAAAAAATGAAAGAAGGGATTAAACAATCCGGTATTAAAGAACAAATCCTTAAATTCTTGTTATAAAAAAAACCCTCTTTATTGAGGGTTTTCTGTTTCATCCGTATTTTCTGTATTTGTTGATTTTTCTTTTTGGATTTTAGTTACCATCCAACCAGCAACCGCAAATTCAACTGTTGCCCATAAAACAAATTCACCCATACTTAATGTTGAATGTTTTTCTAATAAGAAAAATATCATCCCCCATTGTGCGATAACAAACGCAATCCCTGACTCAATTCTCTTTTTTGAGAAGTAAGACTTTTTACCTGAATACATATTCATTAATTCAGTAAAGAACCATTTAACTTTTTTTCCCATAATGTTTTTATTTATAAATATCGGGCATTAAAAAAGGGGAATGGTAGCGAAACCTTCCCCTTTAAATGTTACCATAACGGTAACGGTCCTAACGGATATTCTTATTTACCTTTAATAAGGTTTAAACATTGTTTTAGATATTCTTTAGACCTTGAAGATGGTGTATACTCATCGTCTTTAGTTTGAAGATTTAAAATACGTTCAATATCTTTTACTAATTCTGTCCCGTGTTCGTGTTCTTTGTACAACTCAATCACTTTATCCATTGCTTTATGACAATTACCTGTGGTCTCATCATAATAGTTCTTATTACGAAATTGATTCAAATGATTCATCATTTCATATGATAAGTGACTACCACCATCATTAATATCTTTAAATAATCGAATATTATTTAGAATTCCTAAAGTGTCAACCATTGAGTTAACCCCGTTAGGTCTTTTAGTAATACCAGGTGAGTAAGAATTAACATCACCAACTTTACCGACAATATCTTCCAATGGAATAATGTTGTTAGTTAAACATCTTGGTTTTTGTTCTTCCTCTTTATCATCCATTGATGATTGTTCAAGTATTTTTTTACGTATTGTTTTACGAAGCTTTTCTTCGCTAATAATATATCTGTTCATATTAGAATGTTTTAGTTTTCTTTTATAAATATTTGTATTTTGAGTTTAGTTCATAATACACAGACCTTTTTATTCTTCGACCTCATCCTTTTCTTTTATAGTAAGATTAATTGATTCTGTTTTGAACACAATTAAATTTAACCATAGGTCAAGTATTAAAACACAAATCCACCATAACGCATCATTAATAGAATGGGTTTTTGGATATTGATGAATCAAGAATAATATAATGCAAATTTTAAAAGCAATATAACCTTGAGCAAATTTTAAAATTGTGTTAATTAGTTTCATAATTTAATTTCAAATCTATCTTTCATTTTATCAAGTACTTCATCAGGAACATTGTGTTGATTAACACCCCCGTGACGATTTTCAACAATAAGAGTAAAAACGGTGAATCCGTATTCCTTCGCCATTTCAATGTAAGGTTCCATTTCCCATTCTTGTGTGAAAGTATTTGCAACTGCAATTCTAGTATCACCAAGTTTAGAGTCAGAATTCTTCATAGATATCCTAACTTGGTTTTGACACCAAGCGTGAGCATCTTTTAATTTCGTAGGGTTAAACTTATATTCATTACCTTCCATAAAAAACATATCAGCTTCAAAGTAAACCGAGCCAATGTTTTTGGCTAACGTACTTTTACCGGCACCCGGTAATCCTCTTAGTATGTATAAATTTTTATTGTTCATAAGTCAAATATAGTGATATTTATTAAATAAAACAATAACGTATGGATATTCAAAAAATTATATACGAAGTTCTTAACGAATCGAAAAAGAAAAAAATGAAATTAGAAAACAATATTAAAATATCTGAAAGTTTAAAATACCATATAGATAATGAAATTTCATTAAGCGAAAATGTTTATAGAATTTATTCTGAAAGTTTTTTCAATTTAATTAATGAAGTAAGGTCATTATATAATAAAGACTTAATACAACTTAATGAAGAAGATACTTGGTTAGTTGAATCTGATTTAGGTAAAAAGGTAATCCTTGAAGGTGGTGAAGAAGTTTATTTAGACGCACCAATGTATGAGGAAGAAAATGAGGATGAGAAAGAAATCCGTGAAAGTTTACATTTAAGTGAAGACCATAAAATTAAAGTAATTAAAAAGATGGGGGCTATGAGATATTTTAGTATCACATATAATGATGTTACTAAATTATTCTTAATGGGTAAAGTGTTGGACATCCTCGTTAGTAAAAAAGATTATTTTAATCAGACATTTAAAGTCGCTGGTGTCCCACACTTTAAAAGATTTTTAGATTTAGACTTTGATTACTTTATATTTCTTTTAAAGAATAACCCCTTTTACTTTGAAAAAGATTTGGATAAAGTTGATACGGAATCCAAAGATTCTTATGATAGACCAAGTTTTTTATTTGATATTATTCCATTTTCAAAAAATATTGATGATAAAATATTTACTCAAACCGAAACGGAAGATTCAATCAATGAGGCAATGCACCGAGGTAAGAATGTTAAATTAGGTAGTCCTTTTAGAACACCGGGTGGTCCAAAGAAATTTGCAGTCTACGTTAAGACAGGAAAAGGGACTGTTAAGAAAGTCACTTTTGGTGACCCCAATTTAAGAGTTAAAAATAATAACAAGGGCGCTGCAAAATCATTTAGAGCTAGACATAAATGTGACCAAAAGAAAGATAGAACAATGTCTGGTTATTGGAGTTGTAATGTCGGTCGATACGCAAAAAAATTAGGGTTAAAATCTTCAAGAAATTGGTAATATGGAAAAAGAACTATTAGAAAAAATATTTAACAAAATGTGTACATTTGCTGGTAAAAAAGTAAATGATAGTATTAACCCACCTCAAGTTGCGTTAATTACTCCAACATACGACATATATAATAGAAAACCGAAATTTGATATTTATATCAATTCTGATAATGAATATTGGGGGAATGAAAAGGTTGAAACAGAATTTAATTCAATTTTACGTGGATTAGCGAGAACCGCACAATTAGTTAAATCAATTGATTATAGAATATATCTCAACACTGATGTTCCTGAAAGATACGATTCATTAGCATCAAAAGCTGATGAATTTAAAACCGAATTAGAAAATAATTTATCGCGTAACATTAAGAGTGTTAAATACGATGTCGAGTATGTTATGCTTGAAAACACTAATTGGATACCTTATAATCAAATGTCAATTAGAGTTATCGTTAATATATACCTTAAAGACCCTAATGATGATGAATTAAGGGATGATGTGGAAGAACTTTTAAGTCGGACTCTAAATCGTATGGTTAAAGAGTCACGATATCGTGATTTTAAGGGTTATAATTATCATATGAATGTTGAAGAGTTGGATGAGGATAATTCCGAAGAGGAATTACCATACGATGAAGAAATAAATGAAAATAAAAAAATATCAACCGAATTATCCGAGAATAAAGTAAGTGATTTTTTAACAAAACATAGTTCATCAATTAAAAAATCATTCTTGGAAGAATTACGAAATTCAGGTTCTGACTCTAAAAAGGCTTACATTAATTTAATGAAACTAGTTAATAGTGATGAACCAATTAGCAAAGAAGAACGTGAAAAAATTGGTAATGAACTTAAAGAAGTTTTTACTAATACATTAAAAAGATTAGGAATGGTTGGTTTAATGTTTATACCTGGAGGAACAACTTTTATGGTTTTACGTAAAATATTTAGAGATAAAAAATCAAAAACTAAAGAATTACCATATGACGAAGAAATTAATGAAAGTCATAGTGTTAGAGTATTTTCTGAGAATGTTGACGATGAAGAATTGAAATGGCATCGAGACCGAGAAGATAGATTAGTAGAAGTTATTGATGGTGAAGGATGGGAGATTCAATTTGATAATGAATTACCAAAAAGATTAACACCAGGGACACAAATTGTAATCCCTGAAGGTGTTTATCATAGAGTGATTAAAGGTTCGTCAGAACTTAAAATTAAGGTCCATTTCTTAGATTAATACAG